CGAGAAGATTCCCACGTTTTACCTTCGTTTGGAATATCCGTCCGGCCGTCACAATACCACGAAAACTGACATCTATTTCTCACCGGAACATGATCTTTTAACTCAGCATCATAATAATGAATGCCTTCTTGCACTACACCACAAATGGTATTAGGATAATTCACATTGAGTTTACGATTAATCGTAACGTTTGCTACTGCGAGTTTTCCTGCTGTACTCTCCACTCCTGCTTCAAAATAAATATTTTTTGCGAGACAATCGGCGTCTGCTGATGAATATTTAATTTTTGGTTCGGGGGTTTGATAATAATTCGTGTCGCCCATTTTTTCAATTATTGATGATTTTGAATTACTATCAATATAAAATGGTGCCGAACTATTAAGTTGTGAAGTAGTATACCATAGTGTAGCAAATAAAGCAAGGAACATCCTTACTATTTTTACCATACTTGTATCCTTTTTTGGTTATTCAATCAGTTCACTAAAAACACATAAAACATCAATCTCAACCAAACTTGTAGTTATATTTATACATTTTTAGGTTTCTACAACTACTTTTTTCTTCGATTTCTTCTTCGGTTTCTCTTCTACCACCACCTCTGCATCCTCCATTTCTTCAACTTCGGGAAGTAAATCTGGCCAAACATCTCTAACTAATTTGTAAGATAATCCCTTGTAAGACAGATTTTGGTCTTTGACAGATATCAATAATTTGGCATCTTTCGCGGCAACTCTTTCTAACAACTGAACAAACATCGATTCTCTCTTCAACATTGAAAGATCATGACCACCACCTTTAACAAAATAATTTAGTTTTTTCACTTCAAAATGAATAGAACCCTCAGTAGAATCCGCGTCTTGACTTGGTGTATAGGGTGGTGAACCTCTTGGAATATGCCACGATACGTCTGGATGAAAATTTAATTGCAACAATGCTCGAGTTGCATAATTATCTCTCGATTTGAGTATTTCTCTTTTTTCATCTCTTGTCTTGGCTTTATCAACCATCTCAAGAGTTTCGACTACATTATGTTCAGCCATATTATACTTCTCCCATAAATTGCTTGTCTGTTATCGCGACATTTTTTTTGATTTTAGGAATATATTCTTGTGATGTTCCGTGTTCTGTTTCGTTCATGTTTTTTGTCCACACTGCGGCAATATCTGGATAGAATACCCCCTCAGACCTCTTAGGAGTTCCGTCAGAGTAATATGCCATCGCAACACATCTAGGAACCACTTTGTGTTCTTCATCCTGACCCGAATACATCGAAATCCAATCACCAGTTTTCAGATAATATTCACAGTAACGAACATATACTTTTTTGGATGCTGATAGATTTTCTGAAGTTCTACGTTCTTTATCTGTAGCACTCCTGCTTCTTGATTGAGCGTTGAGAGCAGAAATCATTTCTTTGTTGTGTTTTATCCACGCTCTAATGTTCTTGAAAGAGTATGTATCATCATCTGGTAAATCCAAAACCATTTTACTAATGTTCTTGAATTCAGCAGGAGCTTTCTTTGCTCGCATGAGTTTCATTCTCTCACGAAGCGCTTCACGTTGTTCTTCTGTGATCTTACGAGTTCGTTTGGTCTTCATCGGTTTTCTTTCTACTTTCAATTTCTTCGCCATTATCATTTTTTTGTTTAGAATATTCAAGGTTTGATTTGATAGTTCCTAACATCATTTCCCATTGCTTAGCAGTGGTATCGATGTCATAGTGCATATCAAAGTATTGTTTCTGAAAAGCGAGACCAGCCTGAACTGGTGCTTCCCAAAAACTGTCAATTGCATCTTTCAGAACATAGGAGAACTTCCTAGCGTGTTCAGTCTTGTCTTGAACATATCCATACATCCAAGCAAAGTTAGCACACGTTTCTGGTAAGACTGCAAGATTCGGACAGACCACAACACAACCAGCACTCATCGCTTCAATCACCGAAATACACGCTGTTTCTTTGTATATATTCGGATATGCGAGAATGTGTGTTTGTTGTAACGCTGCACGGATTTCATCGTTGGATACTGTTCCGTGATAATTAACATTCGGAGTATCCAAACAAGCATCGTATAATGGTTGATATTCGTTATCTTTACCTTCCCATCCGTAAATCTTAAAACTAGAATACACATCCAGTTCCACGTTCTCTAATTTCATAGCACGAAATGCTCCTATCAATAAATCCAATCCACGATGAGGTGTGGAGATATAAGCAAGTCGTAAAGGGCCGTCTTTGGGTTTGGTGTGTACAGGAATAGGTTGAATGGAGTTTTTAAGAACCACACTCTTTTCATATTCAATTCCAAGATCAAGGTGATATTTTTCAAGAGACCAATCAGAAGGAAAAACAAATCTATCAAACTTGTCTCGTTGACTTTTATCTTTTAGGAATTGTACTTCGGGGTCATTAGAAGTGTCTTGAAACCAAAGGATTTTGGGTTTATCTTCATAGTCACGAACTCTTGAAAGAATGATTTGGAAGTAGTTCCAGAGGTCATCAGGCACTCTCTCCTTGACTCTTTCGTAAATCAACTCACTACCACCCTTTGCATTCTTTGAAGCAATAACTATATCTTCAGAGGAAGGTAGTGGTGGTAGCCCTTTTAGTTTTTTTTCTCTAATCTCTTTTATCTTAGAGTCATCAAATTTAATCATGCTCATAATTTTCTCATTTGTTTGTATAATATAATTATAACAACTACTGACAACATTGTCAAGTTTTTTATGGGAAAAGTGTTCCTTGAAATTGCCCACTCAATTTGTAAAGAAGAAATCCTCTATGATGAACTTCTACATTTTCACCAGACTGTTGTAAGATTTCAGCCTCATTGTCTGCTTCTACTTTACTGTATTTTTGAATTTGTGATTTGCTCGTTTCAATTAAATATGGGTAGTTTAATGTTTGGGGAGACATAACTTCCTAGTTAGAGTAACCCTGTCTTACAAATGTAGTACGAATCTACAATATCTGAAACAGGATTAGTAATTTTGATTGACTTCGGTGATAGACGATTTTGTAAATCAATATTAGTTTCTTCTAAAAATGTTTCATACATTAATTCTTTTTTGGCATTTCCTTTTCCTGTTGCAAATTTTTTGATTACTGTTGGTGGAATCGTTGTGAAACGAAATCCATTCCTATTAAGATATTCCTTGAGTATTCCTGTATTCTCGCCAATGTTGAATACTCTTCCTGTTGCTGCAAAAGCATAATCTTCTAGGTAAACGTGTTCTACTCTTCCAGAAAACCATCGGATACACTCAATTGTCCAATTTGCGAGCTTTTGATATCTTTCTATCTCATTTGAGTATTTAGGATAATCATATCCTTTGAACGAACCAAAGGATTCATGGTATTTTGTTCTTTTGATAAAGTGAAATTTACAATTTTCAAATTTGAGTTTTTCATCAACGAGTTCTCCCACACAAACAGCTGGAGAAGTCAACGAATAATCTATTCCCGCGACAAATCTCATTTAATATTCAATATCATCAACATATGGCTCCATCAATATACCACAAAAAGCACAATGAAAAGTGGTATCTTCTCTCGGTTCACCCCTCAATTCTCTTTCATTAAATATTATTGTATATATTGCATTACAAGCATTACAATCTACTTCTATTTCTTCGTCTTCCATTTCGCTCCAAATTAATATTTTACATTATGATTCTATATATCTACAATCTCACATCCACTATCAGAAGAGCAAGCAAGTTCCTGAGAACCAGAGGTAAAGTCTTGTTGTTCAAATTTTGACAAAGTTGTCCAATCAACATCTTGAGGAATTAATTTTGACATTTCCTCGTATTCATCTTTAGTACAATCTTGATAGGGTGCTTGACGATAAATGTGATCGCTAAATGGAAGAAAAGAAATACCACTGATATCATCAAAGTTTTCCCATACCCACGAACCAACTTCCGGCCACTCTTCATCTTTGACCGTAACCGTTATGGAAGGTTTGTGTTCGCACCAGTGCTTTTGATACGTTGACCATAGTTCTAACTGTTCTAGTGCTGTCATATCAGTTCTACAGATAGCACCTTTTGGGCTTTCTGTTGGAAATGAAAAGACAGTAGTATGATTTGGTTTGGTTACATCGGGTTCATTTGGAAAACCACTCTGTTTCATCATCTGACAAAGTGGGTCTTTGTTGTCTGCTCTCACTGTCCGAATATAATATGGACTATGCCGGGCATGAATACCGCTAGCACTATCAACAAGCTGACTAACAGTACCAGAAGGTTTAACACAAGTGATTGCCGCCGATCTTTTAACACCCAATTTATCTGCCCATTCTTTGTTCGTATCCACAGCCACTTTTCTAAGAGTTTGTAAAAGTTCATCTAATCCTTTCTTTCTACCACTCGTCAGCGGATTGTCTAATATGCCGGTGAGTGAGACACCAAGTAGTCGTTCATCTGAACAGTTTCGTTCCCATTCTTTAGTAAGATATCTGAAGTTTGTGAGGGTGGATTGAAATGTGCCAATGATAGTCGAAATCCGCACTTTCTTAGCAAGAGATTCGGCAGTGTCATGTCTTCTGACAATACATTCGGATAAATTGCAAAACTCTCTACTTCTGAGTATAATCTCGCTACATGGATTAGTTCCAAAATCTTCTCTGGGCTCTCTCCTTTCAATGAACTCTTGATTTTCATCTTTTTCCCTTTCATTCAATTTCTCTACTTGTGATTTTGCTGAGGCACCATTGTACATTCCCCTCTCACCAGATTTGGAGTCGTACAGTGACAACCACTCTCTCATGAAAGTTCCGACATTTGGTTTTTCTTTATAGTTTACTGAATTATTAGCAAGTGCTCGTTGCCCCTCTCGTTCCCACCATTGACCAGATTTTGCTGTTCTCATTTCCTCATCGTTGAGGTCTGACAAACTAATAAGCGCTGAACGGCGAACACCTCCTACGACAACTATAGCTGCAATCTTGCATACTATGTCGTGACATTCGATGGATTTGAGTTTTCTTCCTGCTGCATCTTGAAACATTTTCGATGAAAAATGAAACAAGTCATCCAATGGTTCTGGACCAGATGCTCTTCCTCCGAATGTCTTTAGGGGTTTTCCTGCTTCTCTTACTTTAGATAAATCCCATTGTGGAATCTGACCACTCCATAAGAGACTGAGCAATTCTTTGTATGCCTTCGCCCATCCAAGTTTGGAATCAGCAACTACTATTGTTGTATCTGTTGGATGAAATTCTTCTGCAATTGCGGGCAAATGATTTACATGGTCTGATTCTACCGAAAACCCCACTCCTGTTCCATTCATGAGAACATAAAGAATCTCATCAAAAGAACGTGGACTGTCAATCTTCACATAAGAACAGTTGTATCCAG